TGTACCCGGTCGTCGAGGTGGGCGTCAAGCCCGCTGCGATAACCGAAGCCGGAACCTCGAACAGTTCGAGGGCCAATGTGGTGGTGGCTGCCGTCACGCCGCTGTAGGAACCAGCCGCGCGAACGACGAGAACCTGACCAGTGCCTGCGTACAGGCCAGTCACGCCAGCGACCAGCGGAATCACGCCGCCGCCCGTGAGGGTCAGCGCGTTGTTGTTCAACTGAAACTGGGTCTGAACCGTGCCGGGATTAACGATTGGAGCCAGCGTCAGTTGCTGGGTCCCGGAAATCTGCCGACGGATTGTCGATGCGTTGGACACTGTAGTTCTCCTGTCACACAAACTCAAAATTGCTTAGAAAGGCTCCGAGGTTGAATCTACTTTCGTAGACTCAGCCTCAGATTGTTTCGACTCAGCGGGTCGATTAGACCGCGCTGACTTCACCGCGCACCCGGCGGAAGCCCGGTGTGTTGTTCTTGAGGTACTGAAGTGCAGATTCCAGTTTCTCAATCGAATCGTGAAACATCCCTAAACCGACGTTGTGCTCTCGACACAAAATCAAGCGATTCTTGCCTGATTCGTGGTCATGGTCTTGGCACGGAGAAGTTTTCCCTTTTCCGCGTGGCCCGAAAGGATGATTCCCAATGGGACACAAACCATTCTGCCGAGCAATCTGCGCTTCAAACTCGGCATCCGAAGTGCCATACTGGCTTCGGTACCACCACTGGCGATGGTTGCGTGCATTCAAACGCTTCCAAGAGCCGGGATGATTCTCTCGCCAGCGTTTGCTCTTTCGGGCATTACTGGCTTTGGCTGCTGCACTTGTCGGGTCTTTGTACGGCATCGGAGGTTACTCCCGATACCATCATAACACTCCAAGCGCAAAAGTCAAACAAAATCTTAGACCGCCGAAACCTCACCACGAACTCGCCGAAAACCCGGCGTATTGTTTGTGTTGGGGCGGGCAACAACGCCGAGGAACCAGTCGTACGACACGATTGCGCGTGTCTGCAGCATCGGGTTCGACAGGTCGATGTCGTTATCGCCGAAGGTCTTGACGTTCACCTTGAAGCTGGGGTTCCGGGGAACCTTGTTGCCCAGCAACTCAGAGGCCATCATTGCTTCGCGGCCAACCACGTACGTTGCGTAGCCAGTCTTCCCGGTCGAGGGATAGTTGGCGTACGTCGGGACGGTCTGGGTGCGGATGATGCGAACACCGCTCCACTCCAAAACCGTGTAGCCGCGCGTCATGTCCGACTTCAGGACTTGAGCGCCAGCTTCGGAACGCTTGAGAGTATCGACTGCGGACCCGGCGCTGTTGTCCGACATGAAGTCGTACACAACGTACGGGTGCATCGCCGACGTGTACAGCCCGCCATCGCGGCCCGGGACTGCGTTTCCCATCAACTGGGATTCGCACTTGCGGATCGTGTTGGACAGCATGTACTCGTTGTCGAGCAGGTCGATACGAGCCGATGCCTGAGCAGTTGCGGCAGCCTCGAAGCCGTTGATCGCGATCAGGTTGCTCGTGAGAGCGCCCCGATACGACAGGTTGCGGCTGGCGTCCATCGTAATGTCCGCGAGGAACATTTGCTGGGCGACGTTCGAGATGCCGATCCAATCGCCGTATTCATCGGCGAAAGCATCGCTGAAAACTTGGTTCAACTGAAGCGACGGACCCGGGATACCTTCAGACAGGTCGTAAGTCGCGGCAGCGTACGGGGTCTGCCCGTAGAACTGAAGCGTCCGGCCCGACCGACGCGGCAGGGGACGGAAGTCGCACAGTTCCTCAAGGAACGGCGTGTTGAATTGCCATTCCATGATCGCAGTACGGTCGTACGCGATCTGCGGGAAGGCAGCGAGAGTGGTGCTCTGTACTCCGGGCGGCAGAATCATGGCAGAATTCCTCTTTCTCCCTTAATTGGGGAGTCTACACTTATGGAGCGACAAGTCACTTTTTCGTGTAAATATTACGCTCGGCTTCCACGGAACTGATCCATGAAAACTTCGTTGGGGTTTTTGCCAGCCGCCAATTGCGCTTCTTTCCATGCCTGAAGAATCTCAGCAGGAGTAGCATTGTCGGGGATGATTGTCTTCGCAGCGGGCGATGCCGGAGCCGCAGCGCCAGCACTTGCGCCAGCACCAACTCCTGAACTCGCACCGAACATCGAAGACGAAGTCGATTGAACTCGGGCCGCAGCCGCCGCGCGTTGAGCCTCGGCACTTGCTGCCGCTGCTGCCTGCGCCGCCCGTGTGGCCGCATCTGTTCCAGCCGCAGCCGCCGCAGCATCAGCCGCTGCTTTGTCCGCGATGGCTTTGTCCGCCGCAGCCTTCGCAGCAGCCTGTTGTTCCGGCGTCAGCGTGGTCTCGGTGCTGGTCGGGAAAATCATGCCCGTACGCTTCATGTCCGCATAGGCTTGCGCGAGAGCCGCAACTTTGTCCTTCGCTTCGGACAATCCAAGAGCCACAATTTTTAGACCGAGAATTTCGAGGTTCTTCTCACCGCCCGGCCAATCAGCACCAGCCGAGGTTTTCACGAACTCGGCAGAGGCTTCCTGCCACGACTTTTCGTAGTCGTTGCCCTTGTTCGCTTCGACGGCCTTTTTCAGATCGGCAAGAGGAACGCCCTGCTTTTCGAGGTACTGAGCCAGCGCGCCAGACTGTTCGATGTAATCCGAAGCAGTGATTTCGCCGCGCTTGAACTTCAACTCCAATTCGGTTTTCGCAGCCGCTTCAGCAGCCGCTTTATCCGCCGCAGCCTTTTCGGCCACGACCGGATCAACAACCTGTTCGATAACTCGCTCAGTCGGGTGAACCGCATACGCCACCTTATAGGCGTTCGCGATCATGTGGTCGAGTTCAGCTTGCGAACTGGCCGTGAACGTGAATTCTTTTCCGCCAATGGTTTCGACGGATTCAAACGTCTGCGCAGCAGCCGCATCAGCAGCGGCTTTATCGGCGGCAGCTTTGTCGGCAACGGCCTTGTCGGCGGCAGCCTTTTCGTCAACGACCGCAGCAGCCGCTTGCTTTTCAGCCTCGGCGACGATGGCGTTGCGAATGACTTCAGGATCGGTTGCAGCTTCGATGATTGCTTTCAACTCAGGAGTAACTGTTAGCTCAGCCATGATGGGCTCCTTACACTAATGGATCAATAAGTCAAAAACTGTAATAAGTTTTCATCAACTAAAGAGTCTGATCCGCCGGGTCTTCGATGTCGTAGCTTCCGGCCACACGCTGCTCCGCGTCCTTCTGATCGAACTTGGTCAGGACAGCTTGGCGCACCAGATCGCCCTGTTCGATGGAGGCTCGAATTTCTTCGGGCGTTGCCTTGGCCGCTTCCATCGCAGCCTTCTGTTCCAAGATTCCAGATTCAATCGCGTCGCGGATTTTCTTCAACAGGAGAGCATGATGCTCTCGCGCGGCCTGCATGCGCACCTTGAGAACCATGATTTGCTGCGGGTCCCAGCCACCGTAATCGGCGCAGGTATCGGTAGCCTCTTTCACCAAGTCGAGACTGATCCGAAGAACGTCGAGATACCCCGGCATCGTTTGAAGGTGCAACAGCCGATTCGCACGTTCAATCGAGGGAGTAGTGGTTGCCACAAAGGGTACTGCACTTCCGACTTCGCTCATGATGTGCTCCGTTCACATGGCCCGGTTAATTACCGTGGCCGTGTTACGATCCGAATACCGCTTTGTCCTCGGTTGCAAATGCGCCCTTCGCGGCGCGGTCAAAACCCTGCGCTTCCGGCGTTTGCTGTGCGGCCTTCGTAGCCGCCGCCTGTTTCTGTAATTCCAGCGCGTTGCTCTGATCAGTTGTCTTTCCCTGTTCCTTCAGCGAATGCTTTCCGGTCTCGATCAACATGCGGTTTTCCGCTTGGTTGTTGTCGATGTCCTTCTTGCCAGCGGTCTGCGCCTGAATCTTGACGAGTGGGTCAGTCGGATTCGGCTGTTGCTTCTCAGCCGCGCGGATAGCCTTGTCTTCATCGGTCTGTGGCACGATCCACGTTTCCTTGTACGGCACACCGAACGAATCAAACAACGATGCGAACATCGCGTTGGGGTCCAGCTTCATTCCCTGCTGAGCCAGCATTTCCACGGTGCCGGGGGCCTGAATGAAAGTCTGCAGCACGCCGATGTACTTATTCAAGGCTTCGCGAGCAGCCAGCTTCGTGCCCGCCGAAATGTCCACATGATATGAGCCGTTCAGCACGTCGAGCGGTGTAACTTTGGAAGCATCGGCCAGTTCCTGCGACAGCATGGCGCGAATTTGCGACGGCTTCAACTTTTGGTTATTCTCGATGCAGAATTCCAAGAACGGAACGAAAACTTGTTCCGAAATCACGTCTATCAAGTCTTGCAGCTTGACCGATTCGCCGCCAGAGATCGCTTCGACTCCCGCAGGAGTGCGCATGTCCCCGGCAGCGCCGGGATTGGACCCGAGAGTCCCCGGACCCGCTCCGGTGATAGATGCAGCCCACGCTTTGATCTGTGCGATGACGCTCAGCGGCTCTTTTCCGTCAATGGTGTTTCGAGTCAGAGCCTTCATTTCACCCGCCGGGTCATGCTTGAAAATCTTGCCCGGGAAAATCCACTGAGCCTGCGCGGAGTTGTTCGTTCCCGCCGGGGCCGTATACGTGCCCATCAGGTTCAAGTTCATATCATCCAAAAATGCGTTGATGACGCCTTGGCATACGCGCTGGAAATCCGTAAGCCAAAACGCAATTCCGTATCCATGCGCGGAGTCCGGCGCTTCACGGAAGCAGAAGCCCAGAAATGGAACGCGGCCAAAACGGTGCGTCTCGTTCAGCAGGCAATACTCACGCTGCAGAATGATCGCGTGCCGATCACCCGTCCAGTAGTCGAACAGTTCGTAAGTGCGCGCCAGCGGATCGGCTTCGAGGTTCGCAGTCTGCGTCTCAGTGAACGCCTTCTGTGGAGTTGTCGATTGCTGGAAAACCGGGTTCCCGGTATTCGATCCCAGCGTATCGAGTGAGTTCGTCGGAGCCACATCCTGCATTTGCGGAGTGGACAACTTCACCAACTGTTCGCGACTGGGGATTTTCCAGCCCACGGTATTGCGCATCGCGTCGAGTTCGTATCCGGTCTTGTAGATAATCCGACCGAACCATGTTGCGACGCGCGGATCGCCGCGACGAAGATCAGGCGAGTAACGTGCGCGACGAATCGGCACATGCTCGAACTTCGGCATGTTGATTTCAAGAACGCCGATGGTCTTTTCTTCGATGTCGTCTTCGGCGAAATTCGGAATGGTTACACCGATGCCGTTGATGTTCACGGTGTCAGGATGTGCCCGTTGAACTTTGCGAATGATGTTCTGCCGCTTTGTTTCCCAACCGTAGTGCGCGACGCCGAAGCCGTAGAACAAGCCATCGTATGTAACTTGGCGCATTTCGGTCTTCATCGACACGCCCTTGAAGCCGCACGTCTTCAGTTCGGCCTTGACCATCGCCGCCTGAGCGTCCGCTGCTTCAATTTTTGTGCCGGAAGTCGGGTCAACCTGAAAAACTTTGTACCCGCCGAACAGAGTTTGGTTCACCACGCTGTGGATCGAGTAGAACTGCTCCGCAACGAGAGGCACGCCGAGGTGAGATCGGAATTGCTCGCTGCCTTTCCACTTGATGGGCTCAACCCAAGCGCGCAACATGATCTCGGCAGTGTTCCACCGACCAATCAGGCCGCGAGTGGTGATGAATGATTCGGAAGTGTCGCGATTTTGGTTTGCTTCCATGATCATGGAAGCATCGGAGCGTCCCTGATCAACGAATGCCACGTCCTTCGGCATAAGTGGGAGCGCAGTTTCGCCTACGGGCAGCGCACCAGCGAGTTCCGCGATGCGCATTTGTCCAAGATCGGGAAAATGAGTGACTGCTTTGATGTCCGCAACGGCCATGGCTTGCTCAAGCCTCTCTAAAAGTGCTGTTTGGGCAGGGATTTACCCCTACTCTTATGGATTCAGAAGTCGTTTTCTCAGCATACGATGCCTGTTCCGCACCCGTTGTCCGAGTAATCGTCGTCCACATGGGGTGATTGGTGGAATTTCCGCAACCAATTGGTCTGCGAGACGGTTGCCGGGGGCGTGTCCATCTGATACCCGGTCGGCGCGTTGACCACCTGACCCAGACAATCGGCGAAGTCATCGTGCCGCCCCAACTTCGGCCACTTCACAAGTTGCTTGGTCAGGATGTCGTAACCCTTGATGCTGATGAATATCCAGAGCCGCTTGCTGGTAAGCACGCCCTTCACTGAACCAATGCGGATCAATTTGGCCTTCGGAGTCTGATCGCACTTTTCCCACTGGACCGGAACCTTCGGGATGCCGTACTTATTCGCGAGCCCGGTGATCAGACGATCATAGGCTTCCCACCCGTTGAACTTTTCGAGGAAGATTACATTGGGTCGATGCTTCATCAGCGCGTTGATCACTTCCTGCGCGACTTGACCGGAGTCCCAGTTTCCATACTCACAAGCGTAGACGAAAATTTGGCCCTGAAACAATCGGCAGAAATACAACACCGAATAGTCGCGGCCTTCCTGCCCAACATAGGCCAAGTCGCCGACAACAAACGTGAATGACTGCGCGTACGGAGGAATTGCGCTCAAATCATGCAGCGTTTGCGAACCAATCAGAGCCTCGGTGAAAGTCTGCGCGCCCAGTGCGATAGGTGAGTTCTCGTATTGGTTGGCGAAGAACTCTTCGCCCAACCGCAACTTTTCGCCTTCCAGAAACTCTACTGTGTGTCCGATGGATCGACCATCGAACGTCCGAGTCTGTGGAAACAGAACACCCTTCACTTCGTCTGATTGAAAACCTTTGCACCCGCACAACTGACACGGCGGGTTCATCGCATTTTTCGTGTAGTCGTGATAGACGCTAGAGTGTTCGCAATTTCGGCAACCGTAGCTCCAACAATTGCGAATGGAGAATTTCCAAATCGTCTTCCCCATTTCCTTTTCTTCCTGCTTCGCCATTTCCTGAATGCGCTCGTACGTGTCACCGTACGAATACCGCGTTCCAGTCATGATGATGAACCCGGTCGGTTCCAGCAAAGGGCAAATGTCGAGGTAATCCTGATAGCACTTTTCGAGAGCCTTAATGCTGCGATAGTTTTGCTCGTTCACAAGGTCGTCGATGAAGATGATGTCAAAGTGCGATCCGGCCTTGACGGACTTCGCTGTGGAGATCGCGAATGTCGGTTCAGCGAACACATCATTGGTTCGGCAGGGAACCGTAAACTCATGGGCGTTTCCCATCTTGACAGGCACGTCGATCCATGCGTTTGGGTTGTTGGGATTGCGCTCTAACTCTTCGTCCGAGATTCGCTTGTTACGAATGCTCTTGATGCAGAACTCGGGGAACAGAAATTTGAACCGCTTGGTCGGCTTCTCAAATACTCGCTTCACGCGCGCGAGTTGGCGCTTAGCCAATTGGTCGCCGCCAGTGAGGAAGCAAATACGAACGTTGGGATAATTCAGAATTGTCTGAACGATGTCCACAATGACTGCCGACGTTTTGAACAAACCTCGGGGCCACAGGATCAGGAACTTCTTGGTGAGCGTTTCGAGATCGGACAGAACTTTGCCCTCGCCGGGGCACTTCTGGACGAATTGGCTGAATAGCTGGTCGTGCGGATTCTCTTGGAAGTCCATGCCCATGATGGGCACGTACTCAACAGGCAGATCGGGATCGTCCGTTTTTACTGCCTCGGCAAATCCGCTCAGACACCGATGGTACTTCAGAGATCGAAACCGCTCACGAAACCACTGATCTTTTTCTTCTTCGCTGAGCGTGTTCTCCCACGCGCGCATGAACCCCTTGGGAAAATTCGAGAAGTCGAATTCGTCGCGCC